GGCTAACCCCTCTTCTAGAAAGGGCGGTCTTGGTTCTAACAAGGGTGCAGCTAGGTATCAAAACACTTCTGCTGAAGATCGTGCAAAAGCTAACTCTGATGGTAGGTATGGTTATTTTGATGAGGTAAACAAGCGTTACGTTCCTGCTTTATTTGATGCTATTGATGGCGGTGGTTTTGATACTCGCGGTGATACGTTTAAAGGCGGTATTCTTAGTGGTATACTTAATGATATTGGTATAAAGCCATACGGCTCTCAAATGGAGCGTGCTTTTGTTAGCCCTAATACGTCACCTATTGTGCAGGCTGTTTCTGGCACAATTCCAAGGCCAAGAGTAAGGCCAGAGCAATCAATGCAGTTTGGCGATCAACCAGCAGGATCAATGCCGAGTATGAGTTTTGGTCAGCAACCTGCTGGCTCTATGCCTGCTGCGCCAAACCCTTTTGGTGGTTCAACTTATGATATGCCTGCTGCGCCTGATATGCCAATGCAATTTGGTCAACAGCCAGCAGGATCAATGCCTGTTGATCGTAATGTTTTTACATCTGATGTTTTTCAAGCACCACCCCCCTCAATGCAATTTGGCGGTCAACCAGTAGGTAATATGCCAGCAGGGGCTTCGGACAGTAGCATGAGGGAATATCCAGAAAAACTCCTTAACCTTTATTCTAGAGAATTTTTAGATCAGCTAGATGAAGATGCGTTAGAATATTTATTTAAGCTACAGTAATGCCCAGAACAGAAGATGGAATTGTTAGATGGCGCTATCAACTTATGATGAACTAAAAGCTAGTATAGCTGATTTTTTAAATAGAGATGACCTAACAGCGGTTATACCTGATTTCATTACTCTTGCTGAAACTGTTATGAATAGAGAAGTTAGGCACTGGCGTATGGAGAAAAGGGCAACGGCTAGCTTAGATACTCAGTATACTTCTTTACCGCCAGATTTCTTAGAGCCTATTCGTATGTCTCTAAGCACGGCTGATACCAATACACTAGAAATGGTTAACGCTTTTCAAATATCTAGCTTGAGAGAGAAAAACTTAAATACAGTTGGTAGGCCAATTAATTTTGCTATTCTTGACGGAAGCATCGAGGTATTTCCAACTCCTGATGCAAGTTATACTTTAGAAATTCTTTACTACAAAGAAATTGATAAGTTAGGCTCTGGAAGAACAACAAATTGGCTTTTGGAAAATTTTCCTGATGCTTATCTTTATGGTTCTTTGGTTCACTCAGCGCCATACTTACAGGAAGACACCCGTGCAAACACATGGGCAGCCTTGTATCAAAAGGCAATCAATGATATTAATATCGAAAGTGAGCGGTCAAAAACTAGCGGCTCTGGTCGCAGAATGAAGATAAGGAGTTACTAATGGCAAGTATAGCTGACAGAGTACTAGATAACGGCCTAACGGTGCTAGATACGGAAGCAACAAGAGTAGATATTACCTCGCAAGAAGCTACAACCTACGCAGAGGCAACATCAACTTATACTTTAGGAAATTCTACAAGTATCAGCATAGGCGCACCAGCCGATAGAACTGGTGGGGGTCGCAAGGTTACATTAGCTGCGATTTCAGGTGCTTCTGTAACAGGCTCAGGAAGTGCAACGCATTTTGCAATAACTGACACAAATAATAGTAGGTTACTGGTGACAGGTTCGTTAGCTTCCTCGCAATCGGTAACTAGCGGAAATACTTTTGCTGTTGCTGCACTAGATATAGGAATACCAGACCCTTCATAATAGGAGACTAACATGGCTCTTGTTATTGCTGATAGGATACAAGAAACAACAACGACTACAGGTACAGGTGATTACGCATTAGCAGGGGCAAAGGACGGTTTTGTTAGCTTTGCAGGCGTTGGGAACGGTAACACAACGTATTATGCCTGCTCAGATGGAACAGACTTTGAGATAGGTTTAGGAACTTATTCTAGCCTTTCTAATGGTTTTATTACCAGAACAACTATTCTAACAAGTTCTAATAGTAACGCCGCTGTAAACTGGAGCGCAGGCGAAAAAGATATTTTTGTTACGCTTCCAGCCGATAAAGCAGTAATTGAAGATGGCTCTAATAATATTACTATTGGTAATAATATAACTGTAGGCGGTACTGTAGACGGTAGAGATATTGCTACAGATGGCGTTAAACTTGATGGGATAGAAGCTAGCGCCACAGCCGATCAAACCGATGCTGAAATAAAAACTGCTTATGAAAATAACTCCGATACAAATGCTTTTACTGACGCTCTCTTAACAAAGTTAAACGGTGTAGACACAAGTGCAAACAACTATACCCACCCTAATCATACGGGGGAAGTTACGAGTACCGCAGACGGCGCAACAGTCATTGCCGATAATGTAGTTGACGAAGCTAATTTAAAAGTAAGCAACACGCCAACTAATGGTTATTTTCTTTCAGCGCAATCAGGCAACGCTGGTGGTTTAACTTGGGCAGATGCTGGTCACTATACTAATTCAGATGTAGATGCTCATCTAAATGTTTCGGGCGCTCAAACCAATGAAGTTTTGTCATGGAATGGCTCTGACTACAATTGGACTACTGTCGGCGCAAACCAAGCTTTAGACACAACCTCATCACCAACTTTCTCAACGCTTACGGTTACAAACACAGTAACAGCCGATACATTTAACGCTACCTCAGACGCAACTTTGAAAACAAACATTGCGCCAATAGAAAACCCGTTAGCTATTTTGCAAAAAATAACAGGCGTTTCTTTTGATTGGAAAAATAGCGAAGGTAGCGCTGAAGGTGTTTTAGCTCAAGACGTTGAGCAAGTATTGCCCAACGCAGTTAACACAGATAATCAGGGTAAAAAATCAGTTAGTTACAATAACTTAGTTGGTGTCCTGATTGAGGCTGTTAAGGGTCAACAGGAGCAAATTAACAAGTTGAAGGATAAATTAAATGGGCTTTCAACTTAATGGCGTTGAATACATAAATAGCAGTGGCGTTGCTGTTGCTGGTTTTAAATCTGCCAATAACACACCTATGTCTGGAACTAATAACGTAATAACAGGGCAAGGTGCAGCCGCGACTTTTGGAACATCTTTTAATGTCGTTGGAAATCTAACTATTAGCTATATAGTTAGCAATTTTAACGCTAGTGGAAACTATTTTTTAGCGTCTGGCTATCAGCGTAGGGGTCTAGAGCAAAACCAGACCATTGCAGGGTCTAGTCTTTGGTTTCCGACTTATAATTCAAGTAATTCAACTTATTGGTGGGCAAAAACTGGAAGCACACAAGCTGTTGGCTCAACAACAGGAGCCACAGGTGACAGTAATGGTTATTTATCAGGTACTTGGAGAAAATTATGTACTTCTTTTGAAGACCCAACTTGGACAGAAGCCACTACCGCGCTTTTAATGAGGGTTTCGTAATGGTTTTTCAGGTAAACGGCACAACAATTTTGGATATGAACCAAACATTTGCAACCTCTGTTTTCCCTGCAACTGTTAACGGAAAATCTGTTTTAGGCACTGGCGATATGGGATATGTCAGGCCAGGAATAACCTCTTTTGAGGTTGGTGATTATTTAGTTGCAAGTCATAGTGGTATGAACTCCACTCATACTTACGCAACTTTTGACGCTAATACAACTCACGCAGGGTCAGGTTTGCTTTGGTATAATTCAGGTGAAATTTTTGTGGGGGGTCTAATGGGTACATGGGCTTCGTCTAATGATAAAGTAGCCACTGACGCATATGTTGTTGATTCCGCTGGAACGGGTCACACTGCCATGTCAACAATAGCAGGAACTTGGAAAGTTGTTGTCAAAGGTATGTGGGACACAAGTCTTGCAAATAAAATGCCAGCGTTTTGGGCTAGGATTTCGTAATGGGTTTTGAAATTAACGGTATGCCAGTTTTGACAAACTCTCATGGGTTTGTAAATCAAACAAACACTTTTAGGACTATGAAGGGGCAAGATATTTTAGGCTCTGGTAATATCACTGATACTGGCTCAGACGTTTTGGAATATAATAAAGTGGGTTCGTTTACTGTTGGGTGTTTCAATACTAGTTATGATTTCCCCTATCGTGTTGCAAACAGTTTGTCGAGCAATTTTGGATGGATGCTTACTAATAATATTGTTCCTGCTACTGAAATAAAAGTACGTTATAGGTCAAATTACGGCGGCTACAATTATAGTTTTTACACTTCGGGGGCTTATGACGATGTTAGTATTACTTATCTGTCTGGCTCATGGAAACATAAAAGTATTCAATATGGTGTTGCTGGCGGTGGACTTAATAAACCAGCATTATGGCAAAGGGTGGCTTAGATGACACGTTGGACAATAGAAGAAATAAGAAATGCAAAATCTTTAAATGACGATAATACAGTCTTTGATTTAGAGATGAACCACCCAGAATTTGGATGGATACCTTACACTTTAAGACCAGACGATCCTGATGGTAGTGTAAGCAACGAAGATTTATTATCTATGATTGGCTCTAATTATGCAGCATATGTGCCGCCTACTTCAGAGGAAGTAATTGCACGACAAGTAGCAGAGGCAAGGGAGGAAAGGGATAGACAATTAAGGCAAAATGTTGACCCTATGGTTTCTAATAGCTTGCGGTGGAATGACTTAACTGACGAGCAAAGAACAATGTGGCAAGAGTATCGCACTGGATTGCTTGGTGTTCCACAGCAATCAGGGTTTCCGCAAAATATTAATTGGCCTACTATTCCTGATGGCTACAGGTAAATAATAAATGTTTGGTCTATATCCCCTCTCAGGAGCCGCACTTGGTGATGTAGGCGTAACAGGATTATCGTTAGTTTTTAACGGTGTCACCGCTCAAAACCCGACAGTTGGGCAAGCTGTAGTAAGCGTAAATAACGAAATTGGGCTTGTTTACACGCCTAATGCGCCCACTGTGCCAAATTTACAAGTATTTGAAGATGAAAATTTTGCTCCGCCAGATGTTATTACTGGTTCAGTGAGAATTGATAATGCTTCAGTAGCAATAAATTTAAATCTTGCTTTTTCTCAAATTAACATTGGTTCTCCAACTGTTGATAATGCGACTATTACTAGGGAAGTTAGCTTAACAGCAGATAATGTTGAGGCACAAAACCCGACAGTTGGTAATGCTACAATAACAGAAGAAACTACTATCACTTTTAGT